GGTAGAAGAACTTCCGGTATCGCCACCTGAAAATTAGTCTTAAGATTAGCTAAGGGTATTATGCCTGCTAGGTGCAAACGGCTCATAAATATTTTAAAAATCTATCGTAGGCCACGCTAGCGGACGACAAAGAATTAAGCAAACTTTGTGTACTTTGCTTCGGAATCGTGACATTCGCTTCACTCGGTGTGGCTTCAGTTCTTTGCTGATGCGTTTGGCGTCCAATGCTAGTTGTTCTAAATTTGTAATGTTTCGGGTTTCCGGCTGTTGTGTATCCACCTGCAAATTGTCCTTTCATTCCTCTGGATTCCATTTCATGAATGGTTTTAAAGCGCGCCATTGTTTCGGAATGATCAAAATCCAATAGCTGTTGTTCTGTTAGTGTTGATACCGCACAAGCATCTCTAACAGGAGTATTTCCATCAATACGGTCGGAAGAATAAAACCATATCTCGCTGACAAAATCATCATTTGTGCGAATATGGTCGATTTCATGCTTGCCGCCTTTATTGAATGCAATATAATCATAACATATATATGTGGTCTCGTCAAGAGATTTCTCGGTGGCCAGTCCGGCGGCTGATTGATCGCCAAAGTATAAGCACTCATTAAACTTCAATTCAAAAATCTTCGAATATTCATTAGAACAAACGAGAGTATCACCATTATAACGCATCGTGTGACACAAATTCGAAAGGGGCGCCTTGCCATCTAAAGAAAGCAAAAACAGCAACCTCTCCCACAGAACGCTTTTCGGGATGCCTATAAGTTTTTCTTCTTCAAACGTCGTTAAACTTTTAGGAGGCCGGCTGGGGGCCTTCAAAAAAGTCAAGTCTTGGCCTGGTTCCAAATAGTCAAATCTAAAGGGTCGTTGTGCCTTTGTAAAAAAAATAGGNCAGTTATTGTTGAATGCGTAAAGAACAGCGTCCAAGCAACTTCCTACCACTATTTTATCGTACTCAAATATCAATTGTTATATTATAACTTAGTTGACTTTGTTTGTCAATTATTTTTGGCGGATTCCATAAGAATCGAAACCACCATAATACCAGATAGGGTGCATTATATGATAACGTTGGCGGTAGTGTAACCACCCTAATGCGTGGCCAAATTCGTGTTCTAACACTCGATCTTTTCGTGCATATTTAGGTAAAACAAATATTTTAGCTTTCACAATGGCACCTGTTGTCGTGTCCGTATATAAGCGTGTGGATGCCATATTAGAATTGGCAAATCCAGACTCGGGTAAAGTTATTATTATTTCTCCCATCTTGGGGTTCATACACATGCTAAAATTATCCTTTTTCACGATACCAAATTCATACCCGAGCCGGCTCCAATATTCAACCGCATTATATACCCGGGACAAAGAGACCTCAGACGTTGCACAGACACGCACACTGGGTGGGCTTTTCCACTCCGCTTTGCGCTTGGGCTCACCCAGCGCAAAAACTTCCATAGGAATGGTATCATTTATCTTTAGAATCGCCTCTTCGTGTGTCACCAATCCCACGCAACTCAAGAAGAGAAGTATAATGCCCATGCATTAACTAGAATTAAAAAATTTAATTCTTTATCTTATCTAAGATCTCAATATCGTATTTAACCTCGTCCAACAGGTCTCTTAACTCTAGCCCAGCGCAGTCTATTTTATTTTTACTGATATGGTAGTGGCTCACAAATCCAGAATAGTTGCCATACGCCACATTTTGCTCATACTTAGTAGAGGTTTTTCCAAACTGACCAGTGGGGCATTCGTAGGGAATTCCTGTTGCTCCATGGATGGCTTTCCAGAGAGCTTGCGCTGCCTTAATCTGCTCAGGATAAAACCCAAGAAACGCGTCTAGCTGATGGCTATGGACCCAAGCCCCATCTATCACAGGGCGTGACCCGAAGCCGTGAGATTTGTACCAGTCTTGATATTTAGGGTAGTATGCATTACTAATCTCTACGCCCACGGACGGGCGGTTAGTACGAGAAGAGCCGGCATGCCATGCGGCATGTTGCATGTCAAGAGTCTGGTATATGGTGCCATCGTTATCTATCAAAAAATGAACTGAGATACCGCGTCTATCCAGAACGCTCTGACACGACTTGGAGGATAGGCACACATCCCAATGATTAACAAAGTATCTAATCTTGCGCTTTGGGCGCCCGGAGTAATCATAGTAGTGTCCGCTTTTCGCTTGCATCCCACCTTTTTCAGACCACAGAACAAACTTATCCCATTCAATCGGGTGGAAGTCTCCATTGTATACAATGTAATTAGAATAGTGGCAATCGTTGGGCTTGTAGTCATCGATGGCCGCTTGGCGCTCAGTCCACAAACGCCGGAATGTCATCGGACCACACAGCCCATCGCCTTTTAGTCCACGGCCTTTCTGCCATTTCTTGATGGCGCGTACTAATTTATCATCAAAGTACTTTTCGCCAAACCATCCGGGCTCCCAGCCAAGCTTCTTGGCTGATGCTTCATTATAGAAGTGTTTGTCCATGTATCGTTGACCCCCGCTGGGTCCTTTATTTTATAATTCCCAGCACATAGTTATCTAATATAACGTTATAAATAGTGCCGCCGATACTAATTTCTTCGATCATAGACCGGTCCACTATAAGTTTGTCCCCTTGACCAACATCGATTCGTAAATCAGGGGCAGCCCTCAATACCGACACTTCCGCATGGCGATCAATTTCCGGAGCATAATCTTCTGGAAGAACAATTAAAGATTCTGCGGAGGGGTCAGGGTTGTTGTTAACATCAATAAGAATGTGTCGATTAACTGGATTAAACATTGCTTATCTCTCTTTCTAAAATACTGCTGTGTTGTTTATACTGTCTCTCAGACATGAATGCTTCGGTTCGGCGTCCACAATTTTTGCAATTCATTGTAACATGATAATTATTTCCGGCGGTAGTTTGTCCGTCACCAACGGGCTGGTAATAACACTCTTTATGTCCGAGTGCGTTACATGTTCTTTTTAGTTCGCTTCTTTCTATTAAATGATTAAAATTCATTTCTCTCTCGTTAAATTGTGCAGGTGTCGTTTGTACAGAACTTAGTTCCTTCGCCGGCTTCTTCAGTATCAATGCGCTGAATTTGAACCACTTTCTTTATTCTCTCTTCATACTCTTCTTTCGTTATTGGTTCGTATGGTGCTTGTTTGTATCCGGTTTCTTTGTATCTAAGGAAGGAGACTGCTTTAAGTCTTGTCTCATATAGTTCAAGAGCACTTTTAATTTGGCCTGCTTCCTCATCCTTAAACGTGATAGTAACAGACACGGCGTTATCGGCCCAATAATGTTGATACTGGGCAGCAATTTCAAGTTGTTCCCACATCGAGACATCCCGCTTTCCTTTGTGGAAATACGGCTCTTTGACAGGAAACTCGACACAAGTAGTATTCGGAGAATATTCATCATCCTCCATAGTATAGCCGGCTTCTCTAATGCTGTCAAGTAATTTTGATTCTTTTGAGAACCTGATACGTCTAATATAGTATTCATCTTCTGGGAAGTGGATGCCGGGCGTGGAGCCGTTCAGCAACGACACAGTTCCCGATGGCTTAATAGAAGTTGTTCTGATCGATTTGGGAACACACAGCCAGTCTGAATATTCTTTGTCAAGTAACTGAATGTGTTCGTAAGCATCATCGCACCACTTTAACATATTACGCCGGCCATGTTTATTAAATGCTTGGACGATGCCCGACTGTGAAAGTCCGATACGGCGGTTCTTGAGCATCATGGCGTTGGTCTCGGGCCAGTGAGTATTGACCAGCGTGACTGTCTTCCCATATAGATACGCACACTTGAGAGTTTTTAGATAGTCCTCATACGTCTCGTGCTTTGCGGGGAATGTCTCCACCAAACAACAGCATTCACCATCGTGAAGTTGCTGTTCGCTGCAGGGGTTGAATCCTGCCACATTAACGTCATCTAATCGATCATCATCCTTAAAGCGTCCCTTGGTCTGTGCGTTTCGCAACCAGATATAGCCGGGCTCGCCGTTTTTCTTACTCTGTTCTGCGTGCCAAGTGTAGTCCATTCCAACCACCGCATTGAAGGAGTTATTGGAGCCCCATCGATGATGATATAACTTCTCTTGATCGTTTTTCATCTCAAGGTAGCGTTTATCATCGTAGTTCCCCATCGCTAGAGCGGCCGATCGGCGGACGTTTCCGGCTACCACACACCGACCGATAAGATTCTCTGTATCAACAATATCGACCGATGAGATAGGCTCTCCGATCTTAGAGGCGAACAGTTCTGTTAAGTTTTCGTGTAGTTCCAGCAGTGGTTCATGTCCTGACGCTGTTCCACCGAATCCATTAATTTTAGAACCGGGAGGCCGGATGGCTGTGTAGTCAAACTTTGGTACTTTGGCACCTAAAAAGAAGCCATCGAGAAGGTTATGAACCGAATTGACCCATCCTTCACGGCTGTCATCGATTATAAGTGTGTCGCCTGTGTATTCTGGCTCTTTGATGGTAAACGTATTTGCCCCAAGAGTGTCGAAACCAACACCGACACCGAGCATCAATGCGTCCATCATCCAAGCGAACAGATAGCCACCCTTGGTGGCCAACTCTTTGGTTGAACGAAAGGCACAGTTAAACAATGCAGCCCCAGTTTTCTCTTCCACAAACTTCGTCCCCATCATCCATAAGCCGCGGCCCGGAGGCGTCCATTTCAGGTTGAATAGGCGATCGTATGCGTCCTTAGCCGTCGTCTGTGCTTTCTGATCGTTCCAGCCTAGTCCCAACATAACAACATGTTGCTTCTGGACATTAAACATTCCCTCGATCACGCGGCGGCATGTCTGGTGCCATTCTTCGGTACCGGTTGCTTGTGGATCAAATTCGCTCAACCGTCTCGAATATGTGCGTTTGTATGTGATATAGCCGATCGGGCCCCAGGGTACCTTTGCTGTTTTATATGGTTCGATAAATGTGTCCGATAATCTAAATCGGCGGATGTTCTCAATGGTTCTCATTTTTATTAATTCCTTCTAAATTTTTCATATTTATTTTTAAGCAACCCTTTTTGCATTGTAGCGGTTAAGGCAACGGGGGTTCCTGGTATTATTCCATTGGTGACAGGAGATCTGGGGAGTATCTTAATACTGACATTGGATGTGTCCATAAATATGTTAAACACCATGCCATCTGGTCCGTTCCTATTCTTGGCAATAAAAATTTTGCCTTTATTGTTTTGTTTATCCTCAATTGTTCGTGATACCGAAAAGATAAAGTCCGCAACGAAGCATTTGTTAAAGGCTTCTGATATTTGTTCCATCGTAATCACCTCTGCACTAAGTCCTGCTCGATTTGTTTGTGAAGCGGTCCAGATAGGGCACTGGAACTCTGTCGAGATAGCTCTTAACTCCTCATAAATAGATCCTAACTCGTCGCGCTTTTCTTTGCGGACAATAACTGGCCTTAAAAGATCAGCATAATCTACAATTATCAGCCCGGGCTTGATGCCGCGTTTAACAAGGCGCGAAAGATGGGAACGGATAGTATTGGTAGTAGCAGACTTCGTAGGATACTCCTTGATGATCAGTTTACCATCAATGTCCTTGATTTGTTCATATATTTCGTCTTTAAAAGTACGTAAATCAGAAAGAGGATACCCGGTAATACAACTATCGTAGCGATTTGCAATGACTGTGTCCTGCAGTTCTAGTGTATAATGTACTACCACCTTCCCTTCGATCACAGCATTTGATCCTAGATGTACGAGGACCATAGACTTTCCAGCGCCGGTCGGAGCAATTACTACCCCCAACTCACTTTTACCTAATCCTCCACCTACAATACCATCAATATCTTTCCACCCAGTAGTAACCGGATTTCGGTGTTTAATTTCATATCTTTTTTCAAAGTCTGTGATATATTCATAGCCAAAGTTATTATCCGATCCCAGTTTAAGCGCTTCATTTATTGTACTGGAAATTTCGTCAAAGGAACAGCTCTGCAGGAGTCCCACAGATTTTAGCATGGCCTCTTTAAGATTCTGCTTACGGCAAAAGTCCAAAGAAGCTTCTTTAATATACTCAATATCTTGAATCTCCCGCGTGTGAATTCTAACAAAATAATCCCTTACCTGTTTTTGAATTACACCGTCTTCACCTTCTAACTCGGTACGGAGTATGGTAGTGACCGCATCCACAGATGGATGCTTGTTATACCTGTCCCGATAGTCCAGTATTTTCGTAATAAAAACACGTAGATACTCTAGTTCAAGAAAGCCAACATCTAGAACTTCCGTTATCTGATCCGCGAACGGACGATCCTCGAAAATTAGTTGTACTAGTCCCTCTTGGAAGCTCTTTCCATACCTTCCAAAATTTACATTATCTGGCGACATGAATCCTCACTTCTAGCCCTAGTAGTAAGTATAGCGCAGCCACCCTTAAAGTCAACCGAAAAACTGTACATTATTTAAGTGCCAGGGCTGCAGCGTCAACACAATCCCTCGTGATCTTATTTAAGTGTGTACGTAAATCATCCCAATTTAACTCACCAAAGCCGTCCTCTCGCATAAGCTTTATTACTTCAGTTTTGTTGAAAGTGCATTCAAAATTTTCTAAAGAATAGTTAACATGATCTTTTGCTTGAATAGACATTTGAGGACTGTAAAGTTGCATCATCTTATAATTGTGTTCGATCACGTCGCGGCCCTCCACGATGTTGGTAAAAAACTTAAGATTGGTACCTAAGTTC